AAATATCAGTGGCCGACTCGCATGTGGAACGATCGGCAGCGTGACGAGCGCCCTGCCCTCACAATCAACAAAACCCGCCAGCATAATCTAAACATCATTAACGATGCGAAGATGAATAAGCCGAGCATTAAATATCGCGCGGCGGGAAATGGCGCGACTGCGGAAAGCGCGCGGATTTGGGATGGCCTTGCGCGGCATATCGAATACCAGTCAAACGCGGCGGCGCATTATGACTACGCGACGACTTATCAGGTTGAAGCTGGAATTGGTTATCTGCGTGTGAATACAGACTACGTGGATGAAAATTCTTTCGATCAGGAAATTTATATTACAAGCATCGCGGACCCGCTGACGGTTTATATGGACCCTGATGCGAAGGCTCCTGCGAAAGAGGACGCACGTTTTGCGTTTATTTTCGAGGACATGCCGAAAGAGGTTTTCGATCAGAAATACCCGCAATACAAGCAGTATGCTGGACGGGAAATTTTGATTGGCGAAAAGGGCTGGTTTGATGAGGACCATGTAAGGGTCGCGGAATATTTTGAGGCAGAGGACGTTGACGATGAATTGTTGATGTTCGATGGGCCGGATGGTCAGCCTATGACGCTTATGGCGTCTGATCTGCGGAAAGTCGATGCGAAAAGCCCGATCTTTGATGATCCGCAGACACGTAAACGTGCCGTGACTCGCCGCACGATCCATTATCATTTCATCGTTGGCAACCACGTTGTCGCGGAAGAAGAAAAAATCTGGATTGGCAAGACCATTCCGATTATCCCAGTTATTGGTGAAGAGACAATTATTGAAGGGCGCATGGACCGCAAGGGCCACACGAGAGCCCTCAAAGACCCACAGCGCATGTATAACTATTGGGCTTCAGCTGCAGTAGAATACGGAGCCTTGCAGTCCAAAACTCCATGGATTGTTGGAGTGGAAAGCGTAGAAGGCTTTGAGGAATACTGGGCGACGGCCAATCGTCAAAATCACGCGTATTTGCCTTATAAATCTGTCGGAGATGATGGTAAGCCTCTTACTCCACCTGCTCGTATTGAGCCACCTGTTCCATCGCCGGTCGCGCTGAAAGGCATGGAAGTGGCGAATGTTGAAATGCAGATGGTTTCGGGGCAATACGAAAATCAACTTGGACAGCAAGGAAATGAGCGCACAGGGAAGGCGATTGCAGAACGGCAGCGCCAAGGCGACCGTGCGACTTATCATTTCATCGACAATCTGGCGCTTGCAATTCGTCAGGTTGGCAAGATTATTCTTGATCTCGTGCCGAAAGTTTACGACACAAATCGTATCGTGATGATTTTGGCTGAGAACAATGAAAGCCTTGAGGTTAAGCTGGACCCGCAACTCCAGCAGGCTCATGCGCTGGAAGTGAATGAGAATAACGAAGTCGTTGCGCGGGTTTTGAATCCTGCGATCGGCAAGTATGAAGTTATGGCGGACGTTGGGCCGGGATATGCGACGAGACGTGAGGAAGCGTTTAACGCCCTAACGCTAATCCTTACGCAGAACCCCGCGTTGACCAGCATCATCGGAGACATTATGTTCCGTGCGGGCGATTTCCCGATGGCAGAAGAGGCAGCGGAACGCTTGAAGCGCATGGTGCCTCCGCAGGCGTTGGGCCAAGGCCCGTCACAAAACGAGCAGATGCTTGCCCAGCAGGCGCAGCAGTTGCAGCAAGCCTTGCAGGCCACGATGGACGAATTGGCCAAAGAAAAGGGCAAGTCTCAGGCTCGTCTGGAAAAGCGCGAAGTCGAGGTTTACGACGCGATCACGAAGCGCCTCGATATTCTGCTCAAGAATGTTGGGCTTTCAGCGCAACAAAACGCAGAGGTCACGGATCAGGCTGTGCAGGAAAGCACGGAAGTTCCGATCAGCGATACCTACGAAGGGCACCAAGATCAGATGCCGGGGCGGCAGATGTCTTTGCCGCTCGAAGATCACGAAATGCCAGAAGGCGCGTTTCGTGGAGAAGATGGACATGCTTATGCGCCGCACCCGGAAATGCCCGGAATGATGGCCCGCGTTACGAAGGAGATTTGATATGGCTCGCCGCACAAAACAAGAAGCCTTTCGGGCTGGTCAGGAAAACCCGTTTATCGGTGACATCGCTCCGCTGCAGCGTGCTTACAATGTGTTAAGCGGGCTTGGTGCGGAATTGGGCGGTGCGGATATGGGCACGCCCGTTGGCCAGCGCTATGGTGAGCGTATGCGGCAGGGCGAAGAAGAAATTCGTCGGCTGCAGGCTCTTCGTGCGGCATACCCGGAAGAGTTCGGGCGCGGCATGATGCTCGAAAATGAGCGTCTTGACCCGTATATGCTTGATCTTGGGTTGAGTGGTGTTCGTGCGGCTCGTCCGTTCACGGCAACTCGCTTTTCTCCCGCGCAAGGTGAGGCTCCTGTCCGGGCGATCGAAGGTCCGGGCGGAATGCGTGCGTTGCCTGCCCCGCCGGTTCGTGAATTGCCTGCCGCACAGGCTGCACCGGCTGCGCCGTATTATCGCAATGTCCCGCCGGAGATGGGCACGTCGATGCGTCCGATGACGCCTTTCCAGCAGAACCAAGTCGGCCTTTCGACGGGGCGGTTTGGTATGCAGGGTTATGCGCCGGAGATGGCTGTCACGGATTTTGAACATTATGCTCCGGTTGGATCGCAGCGCACGATGGGCGGTCCTACGCCGATGAACAAGTTCGACCAGAACATGATGGACGCTTACCGTCGTGGACGCATGGGCACAGGCGCGTCTCGCGGAATGTATGGCGAATATACGCCAGAGGAAATGGGTTCGGCCATCACGCCATATCGTCAGGGCGGCTTGCGTTATGAGGCAGTTGGTCCGCAAGGTGGGGCGGCTGGGCGTGAGGTTGGTCCCGCATCTGGCCGTGGAATGCGCCCGACGCTGATGGAAGGTGAGTTTTCGGAAGTTCCGCCGCAGGGCCAGATCCCTTATGGCATGGGTTATCGTCCGAACTTCACGATGCAGGGTGGTGCTTATACACCAAACGCTCAAGGCATGGCCGTGTCGCCTACGGGAATGCGTTTTGATCCGCGAGTTGCGGCAGCTGCGGCAGGATTGGGATACTTGGAAGGGCGCAGACAGTTTCCGTCCACGCCTTTGTCGGGCAGTTCTGCTTTGCCGGCGGCAGTGCTTCAAAGTCCGGTGATGCCATCTGATCTTGTAAGTCAGGTTCCCCCGTCAAATATGTATTATAATTTTGGCCAAGGAGGCAGTGGTGGCGGCAGAATGGACGAGATGCGTAATATGCCTGCGTCCACGAAAGCTACGCAGAAATCGGGTAAAGGCAAGGCATCTGCTAGTCAGGGTGCCCCGATGCCTCCACGTCGTCCAGATGAATACGGCAGTGCAGGCTGGGAACCCAACTTGAACTACCAGATCACGGAAATGCTGGATAGGCTGACAGGTGGCAATGAAGCCGAACGTGGCCGCGAATACCAGCAGTATTATGCTACAAATCCGTGGCCGTATTGAGGATTGAAAAATGCCTGACCGGAAATGGCCAAGTGGTGTAAGCGGGGGAGTGTCGATTGGCCCTCCCGCGCCGATGCCAGATTTCAAAACCATGGAAAAAGAGTTTTATGCTCTTCACCCGGAGGCGCAAGTTACTCCGGGTGAGAATGTGCTTTACGGTCAGCAAGAACGCGAGCAAATGAATGCTCTTTACGGCACGCCGTCACGGACAGAAAACCTCTTCAACACACTCATGCCAGCTAACGTGCGCGCGGCATACGGCACGTATATCGGAGATCAAGAGCCAATTACCCAGCGCTACTTTTCTTCGGAAGATTTGGCTGCGATGCGAGATTATTATTTGCGGCAGCAGGCAGATTACGCGCAGCATGTTGCTGCACCTGGGATGTCTTACGCGGAACTTAGTTCGATGCGGCACGTCGTGCCACCTGTGCAAAGCCTTCCGGGTTTAGGGAATGTCCTGCATTCCTACACAGACCAGAACTATCGAATTGCGCCCTTTACGCAAGGGGCGTATTATGAACATTCGCCAGAGGGAACATATATGGTGAATGAGTATCGTGCGGGGCAGCACCAGCGCCCTGTTCGAGTTTTGTTGCCGCAATAGGAGCCAAGAATGTCAAGAGAGCCACTTATCAGACTACCCGGAAAAGGAGCCCACGCGCATAAACTCGTGGCAAAAACTGCGATGGAAATGGCGCAAGAAGTTTACGAAAAGAACGCTGGACGCTCGAATGAGTTTTACGAGCAATACCCAGATCGTGAGTCCTACGTGTCGTCTTGCTGGGCGCTTTATCTTGATGCTGCTAGAGCCACTTTAACCCAGTTATTGACGACGAACATGGATGAAGTCTTGAAAGATCAGATATATGATGCCTTAGTAAAAGATGCGACGTTGCGTCGAGGGCGTGAGGGCGTCCTTCAAATGAAAAAAGGATCAGGAGCCTAAGATGAGAAAGATGAATTTTTGGGACGCCGCCATGCGGCAAAGTGACGGGGAAACCGGCGCGGCTACGCCAGAAGCACCTGCCGTGGTCGAAACCCCCGTTGTGGCCGATGCGGGACAGGAAGCGGCTCCCGAAGCCTCGCTCGGTAACGAGGAGTCTGGGATTGCTGAAAGCGCTGCAAAACCCCCGCAGGGCCTTCTGGATCGCATCGGCCAGTTGACGCGCCAAAAGCGTGAACTCGAAGAGCGGTTGCAGCAGGCTGAATATTACCAGCAGGCGCAATATGCTCCGCAGGCCCAGCAGCCTGCCGCCGAAGTCCCATACGATCCGCGCCAGATACAGATGGAAGTCCATCGTCAAGCGCAGGAACTTGCGAAGCAGCAGGCTTGGAAAGACACGACAGATAAAATCTGGAACGACGGGCTTGCAAAATACGGGGACTGGGCTCCGCAGCTTAACAACATGGCTCAGATTTTAGGTGGCATTCCCACCACGCTGACCGAAGCTGCTATTGAAACTGGAAATCCGCAGGAAGTGCTTTACCATCTGGCCAAGAACCCGGATGAGGCGGCGCGGATTGCGATGCTTCCGCCGACGCGACAGGCTGTGGCGGTGGCGAAATTGGCGCAGAATGTGAATGCCCCGAAACGGGTTTCATCTGCGCCGCCACCCATTACTCCAAAGGTGAACGGGATCGGCAGCGCTCCGGCGACACTTGACGATCCTAACATTTCTATGGAAGAATGGGCGAGATTACGTAACGAGCAATCACAGGCTCGTCGTAGAAGGTAGGCGGGATAACCTTACGATCCCCCCTCTCTGGCTGTGGGGCAAACAGTCTGGGCTGGCCCGATAAAGTGACGGACGCGGGCACCGTCGAAACGCAGAGGACTCCCTCTTGCTTTTTGGCACTCATGGCGCGTCCGCGCTTTAACAAAAGGTCAGTCAAATGTCTAACTCACTCTTAACAATTAACATGATTACCCGTGAGGCCGTTCGCCTCTGGGTCAACACCAACTCGTTCCTGCAGCACATCGACACGCAGTATGACGATCAGTTCGCCGTTACGGGCGCGAAGATCGGCCAGAGCCTGCGTATCCGCCTGCCGAACGACTACACCGTTCGCACGGGTCCGGTTGCTCAGATCCAGGATACGGCGGAAACCTCCACCACCCTGACGCTGGCGACCCAGAAGGGCGTTGACGTGTCGTTCAACTCTGCCGAACGCACGATGAGCTTGGACGATTACTCCAAGCGCGTTCTGGCTCCGGCGGTCAACAACCTCGTTGGCGCGGTTGCGGCGGACGTTATGTCTGGCGTTGAAGGCGGCGTGTCGAACCTTGTCGGCAACTTTGACGCTGCGGGCAATCTGCTTCGTCCGACCCTCGAAACTTGGCTGAACGCCAAGGCGCTGCTGTCGTTGCGCTCGGCTCCCACGGATAACCGCAAGTTCATTCTTGATCCGGTTTCAATGGCCCGCACCGTGCAGAACCTGACGGGTCTGCTCAATCCGGCGACGGAGATTTCTGAGCAGTATCGCAAGGGTGAAGTTTATAACGCGATCGGCTTCGACTGGTTCGAAGATCAGACCGTTATCAAGCACACGACTGGCACGTATGTTGTCGGCGTTTCTCCGACCGTGAATGGTGCGAACCAGACCGGCACGAGCATCAACGTCACGATCGGCGCGTCCTCGTTCACCGTTGGCGACATCATCACGTTTGCTGGCGTCAATGCCGTCAACCGTATCACCAAGGTCACGACCGGCGAGCTGCAGCAGTTCGTTGTCACGAGCTACGCTGGTGGCGTTCTTGGCATTTACCCCGCCATCGTTCCGCCGTCTGGTGGTTCGACGGTTCAGTATCAGACGGTTACGGCTTCGCCTGCGAACGGCGCGGCTATTAACAGCCTGACGCTGACGGGCGCGGTTTACCGCAAGAACCTTGCTTTCGTGCCGGATGCGGTCACGATGGCGACGGCTGATCTGGAAATGCCGAAGAACATGCAGGAAGTCGCTCGTGAGCGTATGGACGGCGTGTCGATGCGTATGGTTACTGGTTTTGACATCAAGTCGGATCAGTTTATCACACGTCTTGACGTTCTTTACGGTTACCTCTGGGTTCGCCCGGAATGGGCCGTGGTCGTCGCGGACATCATCTAATCACATAGGGAGGGGGCAGAAATGCCCCTTCCTCTTCTAAGGAGCAGGTAAAATGGCTAAGACAAGACAGCAATATCTGGGTGTTTACGAAAACATGGATTTCCCTGATTATAAATTCGAGGAATATCCGAAAGTCGTCGGCTATCGGGACGAGAAAAAGAAAGACCCGATTATCGTAGCTGACGCTCGGGAAGAGGTTGAATTTATCACCACGGGTTCGCCGGGGGCGCATATCTCGCGTGAAGATGAACTTCAGGCAGAACTTGAGCGCAAAGCCGTGGAGTTAGAAGCTGCCAAAAAGCAGCTTGCGGAACTTAAAGCTGGGCAGGATAAGGCGAAAGCAAGTGTGCTGCCGACGCCTGCTGGCAAGAAAGAGGTTTAAGAGATGGCGACGACTGCCTTAGACATCATTAACCTTGCATTCAAAGACGCAGGTATTCTCGGTGTCGGGCAGTCGATGCTTTCCGAGGATGTGAATGACGCGCTGACCCGTCTTAACATGATGATTTCACAGTGGCGTGTTAAACGCTGGCTTGTGTGGCATCTTGTGGACAAAAGCATTGTAAGCACGGGAGCGCAAAGTTACACAGTTGGTCCGGGCGGCGACATTAATGTGTCGTGGAGGCCGGATAAGCTGGAAAGCGCGTTTTTTAGAATGCTTCCGGGTTCGACTGGAACGCAATCTGTCGATTACCCGTTGCAAATTTTGTTCTCTTATGAGGACTATGCGAGGATTACGTTGAAATCTCTCGTGTCGTTCTCGCAGTGCATCTTTTATGATAGCGGTTATCCTCTTGGAAAGATTTATCCGTGGCCGATCCCGCAGGCAAATCTTTACTCAGTTCACATTATCTTAAAGGAAGTGCTGTCGGAGTTTGCCGATCTCACGTCCACGTTCGACTTCCCCCCGGAATATCTGGCTGCGATCCATTACAATCTGGTTGTAAGGTTGCGGGCGGCTTATCGAATGCCGGAGGACCCCGGATTTAACGATCTGGCGAAAGACGCAATGCAGACACTGCGTTCGGCTAACGCCCAGATACCTAGCCTTGTGATGCCGGATAGTCTGGTCCGTCCGGGCGTCTACAACATTTACTCAGACCAGACGAGGTAATAACATGGCTACTCCTAATCGCTTCCAGTCCGGCTTTCGTCTCGAAGATGGCAGTGCGCTTAATACTGCGCTTGCTACTCCGCAGTGGCAGACTAATTATGGTATCGTCGCTTTGGCTGGCGGTGCTTTATCATCGTCAACGCCGAAATTGACGCTTGGCTCAAATCAGGTTGCTACTTCTGCGAGCAGCGGCGATAGCGTCGTTCTGCCGAGTGCGGTTGCTGGCAGCGTAGTGTTTCTGGCGAATGCCGGTGCCAATCCGGTGCAGGTTTTTGGCAATGGTTCGGACACCATTAACGGCACTGCTGGCGCGACCGGCATCAGCGTGGCGAATGCAAAGCGCATTCTGTTTGTCGCTGTGACGAATGGCGTGTGGTTTTCGCTTCTGACTGCCTAAACTTAAAGGTGTAATGTGCCCCAGCTTCAATTAGTTCAAGGTGCATATGAAGCGCGAAGCGTTATCGCTAACGCCCAGCGTTGCATAAACTTGTATCCAGAACTAAACACGAAAGATGCCGAGGTTCCTTACACGCATTATTGCACCCCTGGGTTGGTGACACTGACTCAGGGGAATGTCGCGGAAGTGCGGCAGCTTTATACCGCAAGCAATGGTCTGCTTTTCGCGGTGATCGGCGATACGGTTTATTATGTGCCGGACAGTTTTGTGTTGCAGCCTCTTGGCACCATCGCCACGCAAAACGGCCTTGTCTCGATGTATGATAATAAGTTCACGCTTATTATTCTGGACGGGTCGTTGTTTGGCTGGAGCGTTAATCTGACGACACTGGCCTTTGCGCCTTTCAGTCCTGCAAATTTTGTCGGCGGAAATCAGGTAAGATATATTGATACCTTTTTGGTGTCGAGCACGCTTAACGGAAATATTCAGTCAAGCGACTCGAATGCGGAAACTTATACCGCACTTGCGTCTGCAACTATGACGGGTGACGCGGATCAACTCCAGATCATTGATGTGGTGCATAAGGAAATCTGGAGTTTTGGGCGGCGAACCACGGAAGTCTGGAGCAACGTCGGGGCTTTTCCGTTTCCGTTTCAGCCAATTCCCGGTGTTTTTCTGCAGCATGGTATCGCTGCGTTGCGGTCGCTTGCGAAATGGGGCTTGAATATTTTCTGGCTTTCGCAGGACAACAATGGCGAAGCACTCGTGATGATGGGCACGGCATATAAGGCTGATGTGATTTCGACGCCTGCCATTACAGAAGCCATCGGTGGCTATGAAACCATAAACGATGCGATTGGCTTTTGCTACCAGCAAGGCTCGCATATGTTTTATGTGCTGACGTTCCCAACTGCCGACCATACTTGGGTTTATGATCTTTCGACTCAGCTTTGGCATGAGCGGGCGTGGATGGATCAGAACGGGGCGCTCCATAGGCACCGTGCAAACTGCGTTGCGTTTGCTTATGGCAAAACAATCTGCGGAGATTGGCAAAACGGGAAACTCTACAACTGGGACCTGCACGCCTATACTGACGATGGCAGCGATATTCTGCGTTTGCGGTCTTTCCCGCATATCGTTAGTAGTCTGGATCGCATCAGTTATAAACAATTCATGGCGGATATTGAGGTTGGAACCTATCTGGACGCACCTATAATTACAACAGGTGACGTGACTGTGGGGAGCACTACCATCAATAATATCCCAAGCACGTCTAAATTTATAATTGGACAACTTATAACTGGCGCTGATATTCAAGCTGGCGCTACAGTAGTCAACGTCGATAGTGGTTCTTCTATAACCATTTCACTACCAGCTACAGCTACAGTAGTTGGAGAAACTTTGACTTTTGAAAATCCCACGCCTGATCCGCAACTGTCGCTGCGTTGGAGTGATGACCGTGGCGTAAGTTTCGGAAATGTGGTGCAGCAATCTCTTGGGCATACGGGTGAATACAAAACTATTCCGAGTTGGAATAGACTGGGTTTTGCTCGTGACCGCGTGTTTGAACTTTCATGGACTGCATCTGCGGCGACCGCCTTAAACGGTGCGTTCATCGACGTTGAGAAAATGGAGACGTAAGTGTTACGCGCGCTCGTCCCGAACTCACTTAAAAATCTTATCCAACCTGACGGCAGCATTTCGCGGCAGCTTCAGCTTTTGCTTACGGCGCTTGTCGCGAACACCGTCCCGGTGACGGAAGATGGCACAACTGGAGCGCCCTTGGCGGGGGCGGTTTTGCTGCCGGACGCGGCAATCGTTCCGCAAGGTTGGGTTCAAATTGACACACTCGTTATAGGTGCAAACACCTATAAAGTTATTACGCTGGTTTAGGAGAGCAAAATGTTACCATTATTTGCAATGATGGGCGGAAGTGCGCTCACCGGCATCGGCAATATCTTGGGATCACGCACGCAAGCAAATGCCGCCGGTTCTGCTGGGCAGATGGGCTTGCTTGGGTCCATCTTGGCCGCACAAGCCGCCGAGCAAGGCTATCAACGGGCAAATACCGCACTCTCGCCTTATGCAACGGCTGGTAATAAGTCGATTGATTTGCTTATGCAGTATTTGCAGGGCACTGGCGCACAACAAGCTGGTGTCGGCGGTGGTGGTGCGAATTTGATGTCCACCTTCCAGCCCACACAGCAACAGCTCGAAAGCACTCCCGGTTATCAGTGGGCGCGTAGTCAGGCTCTTGGGGCGATGGCGAACAGCGGCGCGGCGCGTGGCATGGGCTCATCTGGTAATCTGGTGCAGCAAATCGGACAGACTGCGACGGGTCTTGCTTCCCAAACCTTTCAGCAGCAGCTTGATAATTACCTGCGTCAAAATCAGCAGGCTTTTGGGATGCTTTACAATCCCGGTCAGTTGGGCGCACAAGCGGCAGGTGGAATTGCGAATGCTGCCACTGGGGCGGCAACTAACATCGCTAATGCTGCAATGGGCGGCGGACAGGCTCTTGGTCAGGGCATTATGGGCGCAGGCAATGCCCTTGCTGGGGGCGAAATGGCCGCCTTCAAATCGGCAGGAAATGCTCTCCAGCTGCCTTATATGGCCTCTATTTATGGGAACAATCCGGCGAGCACTGCTGGAGGCAGCACTGCATTTAGTTCAATGATGCCTGACTTTTTGCGTTATGGCATAGGTGGTAGCGGGAATTTACCGTCAAATGTGGTAGGCGGTCTTGGGGATCGCGCTGTCCGGACTTACTACTAAAAACTATTGGAGACAAAAATGGCTGACGGTATTCCATATCCCCAGGCTCCGCAATACACTGCGGACAATCCTCTGCAGCAAGCCGAACAGTTTCAGGCTATGGGCTTGCGTGCTGCACAGATGCAACAAGTTCAGCAGACTGCCGAGCAGCAAGCGCGTGTAAATGCCGCAAAGATTGCTGTCGGGCAGCATATGCAGGCGCATATTGATCCAAAAACTGGAGAATTTAATAAGTATGGATTTTTGGGAACTGTTGCCCAAGACCCAAATGCGGCTGTGGTTTTTCCAGAAGTTTTTCAGACTTTGCTCCAAAATAACGAAATTGAAGCGCGAACAGCCGGGCAGTATCTTCAAAACGAAAAAGCAAAACTGGATGTAATCGGCAACAGTGTTGCGCCGTATATCCAAAAAATTGATGAAGGAAAAACCCTTACAGATTCCGATGTGTCTGGATTGATTGGAAATCTGCAAGCAGCTCACGTTTTTAAGGATAGAGAAGAAGGGTTGACGATGCTGCAAGGATTGCTTGGCAGTCCTATTGGCAACCGAAATAATCGCAACGGCCTTTTTAGAATGCTTGGTCAATATTCTGCTTTATCCCAACAAACACTTGCAAATACTCTGCAGTCTGCAGAAAAACGCTTTGAGCCAATGACTGGCGTTACAGCGAGTGGCGAAAAATATCAAATTCCGAAAGCAAGAGTGCCGGGAATGCTGCCCCCAACGGGCACAGAAGCAATCTTGCCAGAAGAAACAGCGGGAGGGGGAACGTCGGCTCCTCGTTCTGAACTTCCTGCTGGGCAGGAGCCTTCACCCTCGGAGGCTCCTGCCACTCAAGAATCCGGCCTTCCTTACGGTGCTGTGCGAACAGAACGCGCTCCGCTGGAGACTGCGAGAGACAAGCCGTATGTGGATTATAAAGAAGGCAAAGGCTGGCTTGCGGAAAGTGAAAAAGATGCCCAGCATAATGCTGGTCTTGCCTATGAGATGGAAACAAAACTTAAAAATCAGGAAGAAATGTTTAAGTTGCTCCGCACGGGGCCGCTTGGAACAGCTCGTGCTGATTTTGCACAGTTTGCCAGAGGCGTGCTGCCAAAAGACGCCGCTGATCGCCTGACATCAATGATGCTCGGAACAAATGATCCTGACAAGGCATTTGCTGCGGCACAGGCGCTGCGTAAGGAACTGGCTAAAAACACTTTCGAACAACTAAAAGCTGCATTGGGAGGCCAAGGTCGCTTCACGAACTTTGAATTGCAGACCATGCTTCAAGCAAACTACGGTCTGGACGCCGAAACGCCTGCCATTGAGCGAATGATGAATGATATGCGTCGCGTGGCGAAAATAGCCAAGGTCGAGGCAAAAGCACTCGAACAATATCGCAAAGTCAGCCTTGCCCATCCACGCAATGATAATTCGTTTAGCGCAAGTTTCTTCAATGAAAAACTGCGTGACAAACTTATAAATATGGGTCTGTATAAAGAAGGTGAGATTAAACTTACCAAAGATGGCGACGTAAAACTTCCAAGCGCGGAGGCAAAGTGATGGCTGAACAACCTGTTGATAAACGGGCTTTCGCGTCTGGCTATGATCCGAATATGGTGGCGGATTATATTGTAAAGGCCGCAGAGGCTCGAGGCATTGATCCAAATGTGGCGCTACGTGTCGCAAAAAGCGAAGGGCTTTATGGCTACGTGGGCGACCAAGGCTCGTCTTTTGGTCCTTTCCAGTTGCACTACGGCAATGTGGCTCCGGGCGGAAACAAGGTCAGTGGCCTTGGGGATGAGTTCACCCGTGTGACAGGTCTTAATGCTCGTGATCCTCGCACATGGCAGGCGCAAGTTGACTTTTCTTTAGGAGAGGCCGCGCGATCTGGATGGGGCGCTTGGCACGGATGGAAAGGCGCTTCGCGTGCTGGCCTTCCGGGTGGCCCTCCTGCCGGGCAGCTTTACGAAACGAGGCGGTTTGTTCCGCAAGAACAGCTCATGCAATATGCTGGGCCGCTGCAGCCTTTGCCTCCGCAGTCTTTGCCTCCACAGATGTTTGCACCGGAGTCAATCGCTTATGCACAGCCGCAAGCACAGCCTGCGCCACTTTACAGAGCCCCTGCGAACCAAGTTGCCTCTGCGTCAATAATGAATGATGCGTCGCCTGTTCGGGCTCCGCAGCTGACACATGATAATTTTCTTGATGACCATTTTTTATCAGAACAGCCTGCCACTGCAAAAGCTCCCGCGCAACAAGGGCAACCTGCTCCATTATCGCATGATAACTTTTTAGACGCGATTGAAGAAACTCCGCAACCCACGCCTCGACAAAATCAACAGCCGGGTGAAGTGGCTGCTGTCGGACCGAAAGAGTGGGGCGTTGGCAGGTCTTTTGCACGAGGTGCGTCTTGGGGCCTTGCAGAGCCGCTGGAAGTCGCAGCATCAATCGCCAAACACGGCACTCATGGCATGTCCTACGGCGAAGCCTTCTCGAAGGGCATGGAAAACATTGCGAAAGAACGCGAGGCTTATCGCATTGCAGCTCCTGGAACATCTGCTATTGCTGAAGGGTTAGGCGCTGCAGTTGGTGTTCCTGGCCTTGCTGCCGCACGAACCATCGGCGCTATCGGAAAAGCTGCGGTTGCGGGGGCGCGGGCCGTTCCAGAATTAGCTGCAGCCGTTCCCACCGTTAGCAAATTTGTAAGCGGCGCTGGAGGCATGGCGTCAAAAGCCACGAGAGGTGCGATTGAAGGGGCCGGTCTTGCTGCCGCTGAACAAGCCCCTTGGATGACCCGCCCAGAAGATAGAAGCCTTGGAAATGTGTTGACTGGTGCCGTAGGTGGAGGTGCGGGCTCTGCCTTGCTTGCTCCGATTACCAAGGCTTTGACTTTGCCGTTCAAGGCTAACATTTCTCCCGGCGCAGCGCAGACTGCTCTTAACGTCAATAACAAGTTTGGCTTAAACATTCGCCCAAGTCAGCTTTCCACTAATCCTGTCTTGAAAGAAGCCGATGAAAAACTTGTGTCGGCGGGCGTGAAGAATAAACAGTTTGAAGATTGGCACAAGGCTGTCGCTCAAGACCTTAACACGACTGCGAATAATTTCGGCAAACCAAATCTCGGCGTCTCGGATTTATCAAAGCCTTCAATCGAAAGTGCGAAAAGGGCAACTGGCCAAGAACTGGACAATCTTGTTGCTGGCACAACTTTGACCCCAAATGCACAACTAGGGCAAAGGCTTCGTGCTATTTCTCAGCACATCAATAACACAACTGATGCTGCAAATCCTGTTCGCCAAGCGTATGCTGATGCAATTCAAAGACTTCGCGCTAATGTGGGCCCCGGTGGGATAAAAGGTGAGGCATTTCGAGATTTAATTAAATACCATGGATATGTCTCAAACACCTTTTTGACCAAGAATGATCCAGTATTTAAGAAAGTCGGGAGGGACTTACGAAATGCGCTAATAGACTCGTTTGAAATCTCAAATCCTGCATTGCGGGGGGAATATAACCAACTGACAAATCATTACCAAAAGTTGTTAGCCATCGGCTCTCTTGCCAAGGATGACATGACAGGATTTATCAATCCTAAGTCTTTGCTGGATAAAGTGTCAAAGCGAAACTTATCTGGTGATTTGTTGGATTTAGCAAAAGTCGGAAAAAGGATCGTGAAAGAGCCGATGACTCGACAATCGACTCTATATCGAGATGTTCGAAATTTTGCGATCCCGCAGGTTTTAGAACATGCTTTGCTTGGAATGGGTGTTCCAGCTGGTGGTTTAGGTGCAGTAAGTAATGCACTGCAAGCCGCTAATTATGGAATGCGTGTGCCGGAAAGAATGGCTATGCAAAGCCCTTATCTGGCAAAACAGGTTTTTACAGGCAATCAGATGTTGCCGAACGTGGCAAGAGCGGCGGAACGATTTGGTGCAAGAGTTGGCGCAAATGTTTTAACAGGGTATGGAGCCCCGGAGAAAGCAAGATGAAAAAGGTAACAGGAGCCCTTGCGGCATTTTTATACAGCACAAGCGCCTTATGGGGCGCAACACTTATGCCGAACGGTGAGCAGCAGTTCATCGACGGTAACGGCAAGCCGTATGCTTCCGGCAAGGTGTATTTTTACAGCAACTTTCCGACCTGCACGATCTTAAAAAACACTTACCAGAATGAAGCTGGAACAGTGCTCAACACCAATCCGATCACCTTGGATGCTGCCGGTCGTGCGGTCATCTTTGGCTCCGGTTCGTATTGCCAAGTTCTAAAAGACTCAAGCAATAACCAAATCTGGGCTCGATACACTTCCGACACATCAAGCGCCTCGAACTTGGGTTGGGGTGGAACGAGTGGCGGAACGGCAAATGCCCAAACTGTAAGTGTGAGTGCGTTTTCCGGCACGAATGGCCAGACCTTTTACTTCAAGGCTGGCTCCTCGAACACGTCAGCTTTGACGCTTGCGGTTAATGGTGGATCAGCTATTAGCGTTATTCGTGACACGCCTACCGGCACGGTTGCGTTGACGGGCGGTGAAGTCGTGGCGGGCAATATCATCGGCGTGACCTATGATAGCGGCACGGGTGCTTTTCATCTCGTCACTAACAATTCCCGCCTGTTTGGTTTTGCCAATAACGTGCCTGCTGCCGTCACGATGGACCTTAACGCCTCGTCCTCGCATGTTGTGAACGTCACAGGGTCTGGCGTCAACATTTCGAACTTTGGTGCCGGTGGCGCATCGGCTGCCGCGAACAGCATCTTCTTCTTGCAGTTCAACGGCACGAATACTGTTGTGGCTGGCGCAAACATCGCTACACCATCTGGTGGCAACATTGTTGTTAATTCCGGCGCGTCGTTGACGGTGCTTTACCAAGGGACAAACTCTTGGCGAGTGCTGCAGGTCACGGGTGGATCGGGTGGCGCTTCGGGACAGGTTGCTGGGTTTGCTACCGGCACTTGCCCTACCGGCTGGATAAAAGCGGATGGTTCGGCAGTTTCGCAAACGACCTATCCCGGTCTTTATGCGGCACTTGGAACGACTTGGGGTCCAGCCACGGCTGGTAACTTTACGCTTCCTGATTTCCGTGGAACTTTTCTGCGGGGCATCACGGACGGTAAAACGCAAATCGCAAATGTGGCGTCGGTTACAGGTTCTATCGCCACGGTAGGTCCGAACGGCATATTGACTGTGACCGCCGTGACTTCTGGTCAATTAAAAATCGGACAAGTAATCTCAGGAACAGGCGTGACCCCCGGCACGACCATTACCGCATATGGCAGCGGAACTGGTGGCGCGGGCACTTATACCCTCAGTGTTGCACAAGTTGTCGCATCTACGGCCATTACCGCTGCGGATGTATTAAATGCTCAGGTGCTTGGGGCATTTGTCGACGACTCTCTTGCGTCCCATTCGCATCTTTATACTGCGGGTGCAACGACGAGTGGTCTTGTGCAAGGCGGCACTACTCAGGCTATCACGCAGGGCGCTACTGCAGCGGGGAGCACAACCGATCCTACTGGTGTGACGGAGACAACTCCGAAGAATTACGGCGTGCTTTACTGCGTTCAGTATTAAGCACACCTTGTAGTGAGTATGGCATGGGGCTAACCCGTGCCGTGCATTTCGCGGGCACGAGGGATATAGTTCTCCGTGCCCGCAACTCTTTCAAAAATCCCTGACTTTTCCATCAACGACAAAATGCGTTCGGCTTTTTCTGCCGGAGTGCGCTGGGATAGAAAACGCAAGATTGTTGCGGAGCCTAGCGGCAAGCGATGTTTCATGTAAAGCGCGAATGCGTATTGGAAAGTCTCCTCGATCACTTGGTCGTCGGAGCGCATAATCATATCGCGGAAAATTTGCGGCATGAGCGCTTCAATCTCAAGCAGCCATTCTTTCGCCCGTTCCACATCTTGCAATCGAATAGCAAGTTCCGCTCCGCGTGACATCGCAGAAACCATCGCAAGTTTCACGGCGAAAATCTTTCCGCGACGAGGTAAGTAATTCGCTAACTTCGGATGGTCTGGGATCGGCGGGCAATCCTTTTCAATCCAATCCTCAATCGCCCTTGCCGCTGGAACGTCCCATTTAATCTCACCATAATAATCCGCGCAGTCATCGAGCTTCGCCACGAGCTTCTTTTGGAGCGCGGTCGTATCTTTGTATTCACCGAAAAGCGAAACACGCGGGGCGTGGCTGCTGTAAACCATCAAAAGGCGCGAAGTCCATCCCATCGTCCACGCAGTCTCAGGGAGCATCGAGGCAAGAAATCCCGGCTGCGATCCCAACAGCAACGTCGTCATCGGGTTTGGAATTTCAATCGGGTCTTTGAGCGAATGCCGCCGTTCTTCTCTATACGAGTCTTTATGGTCGAAGAGTTCATTGATAATCGACAAAAATCCCAGATCATGCGCGTTGATGAAAACGCCGAGTTCTGCTGCGAACACAAAGAGGTGATGGTATGTGAAAGAGCCGGAATTGTTCGGCCTTAAAACTGTGCGGAAGGCGCGGTTAAGTGCGTCGATGTATGACGCAGCCGTGACGCTGTTGGGCGCAACGTGATACTTTTTGGTGGCCTTGAGCAAGCCCTCCGCAGGGTTAATCGCTTGCGACTTGCCGACGCCCGGAGGCGCGACCAACATGACATATAGGTTTGCATATTGCGGTCCCGCTTTTGTCATCGTCCAGACTCGCTTTTCAAGCGCGCCGGATAGCGTTGTGATGGCAGCCCATTTACGGAAAATAGCAGGTGACGGGCGTTCTTCCGTGAACGCCACGAATGAGTCAACAAAGTCCACGAGCAGCCCCTTAAATTCTTATAGGCAAAACGCCATTATAGTTTTTGCGAAAGGAGAGGAGTGCGTTTGCGCTCGTCCTTTTTGTTTTTCCATTTCGCCAGACCGTCAGGGTTAGCGGCGGGGTCGAAGTTTCCCCAATTCCAGCCAACCTTGGCTTCTCCCGGCACCACGAGTTCATGGCCGTTGCACTCAAACGCGAGGTGAAAATGTGAAAGGGCTTCGTCAATAACAGCAACTTCGTCGAGGTGTTCGGGATATTGAAAGTAAAGGGCGTCGTGAACTTGCGCGATCAACTGAACCTGCGGCATGTATTTCCAAACTCTCCACAACACTAAATTCAATCTATCCGCCGTCGCGCTCTGCGGTGAAAACGCAATCGCTTCCCGTAGCGTCGTATCATCGTTCGCTCTTCCGAAGAACGTCCGCTCGCGTCCGAAAGGCGTGATGACTCTGTTTGCCGTTTGAAGCTGTTGTGCGACCCATCTATGCCATTTTGGTATTCCAGCAAATCTTTCGAAATATCTTCGCTGAAAAGACTCTGCGACTTCGACTGGGAGCTTGGCATGACGGGCCATGGTTGGAGGTAATCCGCGATAATTGCTTCCGTGGCCGAGTTTTTTCGCCATGTCTCTGTAGGTAAGGTGACGGTAAAAGGGCGTGTCTGCGATTGCACGATCGCGCTTTGGATCGTCTGTCCATTCCAATTCGGGCCAAGCAGTCCTTGCGACAAGAGTGTGAAGGTCGCCACTATAGCAGGCATCCAGATAAGACCAGTCACCACAAATGGTGCCCGAAAGCCATCCAACTTCTCTAGACTCTGCTTGTTCGAGGTCGATGCCGCAAATTTTGTAGCCAGGGTCAGCCACAAACATTTTGCGTAAACTTGACGTGATGTTTTGTAAGTTTGTTCCGGTGCCGAAGGCATTAGTGCTGGAAGAAAAGCGTCCGGTTTCTGTTCCTGCGACATTGTAAGATGTCCTCATGCGTCCGTCAGAATCGACTTCGGTGTTTAAAACTGAAAGTTGTTTGACAGCATCTCGAATAGCCAAGATGGTCGAAACAAATGGTCTGGCGTGAAAATAGTTGTCGAGTTTTTCAAGGGCCTCGCGGTCCATCGAAAGTTTTCGCTCTCCCTTTTTTGAAGTCCAGATTTCTGGAATACGCATCACTCCAAAGAAAAACTCTTGAAGCATTTTAGGAGAGTTTGCTTTAAGGGGTTTGTCCCAAACAGCGTAGCTAAGACGATTAAGCAGAGTAGTAAGCCGGTCGATCTCCGCATTAAGCGTCTCAATACCTTTCTGGCGCTCATAAGTATCAATGCGAAACCCCCTCTGCATCATGTCCAGAACCGGAGCCTGGAGCGCACGGGCGAAATCGTAGATTTTTGGCGCAGGGCCTATAGCGCGGATGGAGTCTAAAACTTCATGTGTGATGCAGCAATCAAGGCCGTTATAGATTTGCTCGTTCTCCGCGAGCACAATGCCTTCTTGAAGAGTGCTGGTGTCAATGATCGGCATTAAATCACCATTCCGCAAGCGACAAACAGCACCCAAACGGCGAGGGCTTTTTCGGAACCAGTCACGATGTAATATGTGAAAGGCACAAACGAGAGGATGAGGGGTGAAAGCATTAGAGCATTCCTTTTGTTTGCAGATGGTTGAACATTCTGCGCCAAGCGTAGCTCCTTACAATACTGACAATGGTAAAGATCGCAGTGAGAGACAGGTTTTCTTGGAAAGAAGGGTGTAGGTTGAACCATGGGAAAACCAGCCATTGCGTTAGAAGGGAAGTGACAAACCCAGAGGCTGTGTTTAACAGGGCCTCGAAAAAGGAATGTTTGCGTGATTGCATTCAGTCATCCTTCTTCATCTCCGTGATCTTTTTCCCGCGCATGGTTTTCCACGCAGGCTCGGAAGTATAGATGCTGCCTAAAAAGCCCAGCCCCTTTTGCATTTCTGGATAAAGGGCATGGTGATAGAGCATGGTATCTTGAAGGCACGAACGAGGACGATAACCTTCTTTCATTAGATATTGCAAGTCATAAAGCCCGTTCTGGAATATTTTCACGATGTTGGGGTTTTCCAGAATCGAACGCACAACATTTCGTGCGTCACGCTCTATGCGAGGGGATGGCCAATAATTTCCACCTTTCGCTTTGTCCCAGAACGGAACGACCATTGCGTTTTCCGCGTCCGCGCTGAACCCCACCATCTCGATCATGCCGTATTTCGTTTCGATGTCACAAGCGGTTTCGGCGCGTATATGCTTGGCGATCCAGTCATGGCATTCCGCAATCGTAGGGTTCACCAGAATGTAGCGGCGCGGTCGTTTGATCTCTGGGTATGCGCTTTCACGTTTCGCTTTAATCAAATCCGCGAGAGCGATTGGACGCCACGCCCAATTACGTAAGACTGCCGAAGGGTGGTAGGTCGGTAGGACTTTGCCGCCAGCAAGAGTTCCTGTCGCCACTGTCCCGCGTAAACTTCCAATGCCGTTAGTGCCAAGCAAAGCCCAGCAAGCTGTAGCACCCAGAGCGATAGTGAGATTAGGGCGCACGATTTCCAATTCATTTCGCAAACGCTCCAATTCTGACAGGTATTGAGGGGCCAGGTATTGCCCGACCTTGCCAAGATGCGGATGGGGATAATCCTCTCCGCATTCTGCTTTCTTGACGCACAAGGCTTGCAGATCATTGTTTGGTGGGCGCAGCGCCAGCACGTTTGTCAAAAAGCAATCACGACGAGACAACCCAGCTTCTTGCAACATGCGGGTAAGTTCTTGCCCGCTGTAACCTTGAAACGGCTTCCCGATGAGTGCTTCCTGCTCGCCCCACGCTTCTCCCACGATTGCGATTTTGGCGTCTCGTGGTCCGCTTGCGTGGGCGAATGCTGGCGCTGCGTTGTGCATATTACTGCTTCTCTACAGTTAAACCTTTGACCAACCACATGCAGCCTTCTTCAAAGCATTCGATCGCTTTTGAGAGGAGGCGGGTTTCTTCATCGCTAATTGTGTCAATGTTGTCTGGAATGAAGTCCCATGTGAAGTCGATCAACTCAGCGGCTTGGCGTTTCGCTTCTCTCACTTCAGCCTTTTCGGTTGGAAGGAAAGATTTACGAACGATCTTTTCGCCATGAGTGCGCGTTAGCATTAGCGGTTTTCCTCTGCCACAATCGCCAGCAACAACAAGCTGTAAACCACAAGGTCGTCGATGCGTTCAGAAACAGGCTGCGTTCTTGCACGAGCCTTGTTTTCACGAACGTCTCTGATGTATTGCGAGATCGTGTCGATGTGTTTGCCTGCGAGAAAGAACCACGCAGTTGACATCGGAACGCCTTGCTGATCGGCCAGTCTCCGAAAGTTTGCGAGGATGTCGCCGGAGTCGCCGTATTCTGCATTTTTCATTGCGAACAAATGTTCGGCGCGGGCAATCGCGTCAGCGATGACACTGCTTTGCGGATTGGAAGATGGGGGCGCTGGGATCATAAATGGCTCCTGTTTGCGATCAGCGATGGTTTCGTAAAGGTCGTGGATGTTTATGCGGTCAGCTAAACTTTCATCCGTCATTCGCTTGCTCCTTTTTTAACGCCGATGCTTTCCGCATCACACGCGACTGAGTGAGGGCTCGTCTCGCGTTTGTTACGTATTCATCGTCAATCTCAAGGCCGAGCACATACTCTGCCCCGAGGGCTTCTGCGGCCCGCAGCGATGACCCACCACCGCATGTCGGATCGAGAAATCTTGTGTTGCTATCCACAAACATCTGCAGAAAGTGCTTTAGCACTGGTTCAGGTTTGGTGTGGGGGTGATGCTCCTTGTTCGTTTGCGCTGCGATTGCGTTGGCCACGGGGCGAACCAGCAAACGATCCTCACGACTTGCAATCAGCGCGGTTTCGTAAATGCGTCTAGGTTCGCGTTTCGGGTCCGGCACAATTCCCACGTTGTCGCTTTTCAGCCAGACGAGCGGGAAGTTGTTGAACGCCAGCGTCGGCGCAAGTTCCGCAAACATCTGGAGCGTCCGGGCCTGAATTTTGATGTCGCCGGAAAGCCAGAAAACCAAATGCCCGGAGTGCGCCATCACGCGATCGAGATTTTCACACAGACATTTAATCAGGTCGGTATAAATGTCTGGGGAGTCGTTATACCCCGGAGTTGTAAGTTTCCCAGACCACGCTCCACCGAAAACATTCACGCCGTAAGGAAAGTCGCAGTGGATAAGGTTGAACGGTTCGCCGGTGTAAGTTGGAGCCCAGTCAAGAAAAGATTGATGGAGAATAGACTGGTCGGCGGGTGTTATGAGGGGTGCTTGGCGTGCGGATTGAAATGCGGTTGTGGATGCCCCCGTGCCGCCCTTTTCCGGGGCCGTGGATGCGTTCAAAAGGTCGTCTAGGGGGTTACCACCCGACGCACTTTCAATCGCCTCAGAAGCCGCCGCCGTGGCCGTATGCAATAGGTTGCTTATGGCGTCCGACGCGACCCGTTCATCCTCACGAGTTAGAAAATTGTAAGCCCGCGTCGCAGACTCCATGTGCCGCACGTTATCTCGATGGAGTTCCTTGGCGATCCGGCAGCACCTATTCACCCACGAAGGGCTGAACCCAAGATTTTCCGCCGTATTGTTATAGCCCCAGTCCGGGCCGCCAGCTTGCGACAAAATTTCATGCACGCTCGCCATCGCCAAACACTGGTCCTGCCAGCCCAAATCCTTCCGGCGAAGATTTTCTTCGAGTTCAACCACCCGCTGCTCGGTTGGCGAAAGATCGTCCAGCAGGCGCGCGGGAATTGATTCAAGTTTTAACTGCCGCGACGCCGTGTAACGCCGTTCGCCTGCGATTAGTTTGAAAGGCTGGCCATTCGGGCCTTGCTCGCTCGTGACGATAATCGGCACAAGAACTCCGCGTCTCGGAATGCTTTCGAGCAAATCGTCAATCACGATCTCCTTGCGCTGACGGCTTGCACGGTCGATCCAAATAGCATTAAGCGAGATTTCCATTTTCAATTCCTGTCAGTTGCAAGGTGGGGGAGGCAAAAGGCTCCTGCCTCCCCCGTTATTGTTACTCGCCCTTCACGCTCTTGATGTTGTTGCGCGGCGGATCATCCGGGCGCTCCGGGTTAAAGCGCTGCGTCACATACGCAATCACGCTCTGCCCGACCGCCTCCGGGATCAGCTCGTCGAACGTCGAACCAGCCGTTTTCAGACCAAGGGACTCCAGAAAGTCCTTCAAACGAAAACGCGCGTCCGGGGTGAGATAGAAGTCCGTGGACATCTTACGAGCCGACAGATCAATGTCCGCCAGATCCTTCGGGTCCACGTCATCGCTCGCAGAATGAAACTTGATCGAAAAGCGGACGTAGGGAGTTTTGTTTTTGTTGTTGTCTCCGTATTCGAATGAAGCAATGTTGCCGTGGTAAGTTCCTTCGGGAAGAGCCAGAGGTGCTTTGACTTCATCAAGATTTACAGCGAGAAGATCACGAAAATTAACAGCCATTTTATACTCCATCAGGATATGCCCCGTGAGGGGCGAGCATTAACGCATTCGCGTTAATTTCGGACTGCCGCAAAGTAATCCGCCAAACCGCTTTCTAACGGGTATGACGGCTGAACTTTGGACGGCGCTGTATTTTTGCACTCGATCGTGCCTTGGGATGTCGTGAAGATCTGGCGTTTGAGGGACGCGCCACGACCTGAACTCTGCGCGAGCAATACGGTGTTGAAATAACGTCCGACTTTCGGAGGTAACGCTTTTCCCAAGGTGTTAGGATAGTAACGCTCCGGGCCACTTTCGTCCCCCATCGGTTTGATGTGGCAGTTGATTATCACGTTGCACTTCACAGACTCATCGTAGAGCATACGTAAAAGGTTTTCGACAAGGACTTGCGCGAGGCCCCAGTCGCTTTGGTGAGGATGTTGCCCAAGTCTCCCATTCATGGCGAGGATGTAGGAAAGCGCTGCGTCCGAAAGCATCGTGAGGGAGTCAATGACGAGAACTGTTTTGCCATCCCATGTCGTGATTGGGCCAAGCGACGTGTCGCCGTCTTTCCATTCACCCAGCATGGATGTGGTGCGCTGCCAAACGCTCGCCTTTGCCGGGATCAATTTTCCGCCGACGTTTTTCATTGGCTCGGTAATGGTCATATACTCCACGTTCGCAATGGCGTCCTTCGCGTATTTGCCGCACGTCAAAAGGTCCCGCAGCACATCCACGCCGTTGTCGAGGTCAAGAATGCGAACCTTGTATCCAGCCGCCGCAAGAGAGGCGAGGGCTCCGGTCTTTCCCGCACCGCTATCGCCTACAAACAATAATTTCGTCGTGTCTGACGAATGATGATCTTTTAGGGCTGGCATTACTTTTTGTCCTTCTTCGAGCCTAAAGTCTGCTCCGCATGATTTAATGCGGTGTGTATAATTTCTGCCTGCGCTTTCGTTTCGCATGAGGCAAACAAATGATAGCTGTCGTCCTTCTGTCGAATAAGGATATGATAAGGGGAGCCGTAGTCTGGCTCAAAAATTATGAATTTCATGTTGCGCTCCGTTGAATTGCTTTTGCGATTTGTTCAGCCAAAAGGCGTGAAGGTGTGGTGGCGACTGCGATCCATTCTTGGGTTTTGCGATCAAAGACTGTGATGATGTAACCATCGTCTGAGTGACGGACGATGTGAACGCTCATATGTCACCACGAACTTTGAGCGGGTCCCAGATGCGCTTTGTGAAGTCGGCGCGCAGCCATTCGTGGCGAACGGTCGGCGGAAGGCCACAGATTTTGCGGAAAGGACAGCCGCCATACATGCCGCAAGACTTATCATTCATCGGCCAGTAGTTTTGCGCCGCAAACAATTCCGCCATTGCGATATACTGCCCAAGATCGTAATACCATTCTTCGAGCCCACTTTCAGTCCTCGGCACGACGCCTCTCAAAAAGCGCGTGAAGGTCTGCGCGATCTGCGCGCCATCAACAATGATCCCTTCGATCTGCACGTTGTAAACGATCTTACCTGCAATCGCGTAAAGCGACATCTGATTATCAGGCGTAAACTTATCGAAAAACGACTGGTTGATTGTGGACTTTGTGGTTTTGCGGTCCAGCACAAACGCCTTGTCGTTGAGCGTGGCGAGGCGATCGAGATGCCCGCACAACAAAATGCTTTCGCCCTTGCTGCTCGAATATCCTGAGTCAAACCGGAACGAAAGTTCGACAGCGGGTTTGCCATTCGCAAGCCGCACCGTTTCGATCGGATCATCTTTGAACTGATCTAAATACCAGACCACGCTCCGCAAAAGCGTCATGCGGTTTTTGTTTGGGTCATCTGAAATCCAAGGGCGATTTTTTCGCTCGTCCCAAGTGATTGTCAACACATATCGCACGACTTCCCGCAGCGCCTCGTCATATCCCATCCCGCCAAACCGCAGATGGTCATAGCGCTCAAGCGCGGAGTGAAAATGAAGTCCGAATGTAAGATGGACGGAGATTTCTCTCGGTTGCCATCCTTCCAAAATGCTGAGTTGGTAATAGCGCGGACACGTCTTGAACGCTCCGATGGAGGTCGAGTCCCACGCAAATTGAAAACGCGGGGATGTAAGTGAAAGGGAATTGTTGACTTGATCTGACATGGGGAGTCCCTGTCTATTTGCGTGGATCAGAACCTACTTGGACCATGCGATAACCGTTAAGCAGCATTTGCTGGAGATTGTCGTGGTGCCCTCGAAGAAACATGGTATGTGCGATTAACCGCTCAATCTTTTCACTTGCTTCATCTCCAAGCCACGTTGACGCCTGTTGCCGAATGTCCTGCACGAGTTGCTCAAGTTCGTCCTTCGTCATATCAGTCACCTAGAATATCGGAAAGAAGTTCATCTGCGGAAATGATCGGGCCTTTTTTACGCGGGGCTTTTTTGACTTTCGGGGCCGCTTCTTGCTGCGCGAACTTTTCCCGTTGCGCCCTCAAATAATCAATAATCCGGTCAGCCTCCGCGTCTGAAACCTGCGGAAAGCGGTTTATTAATTCATCAAGACTCGCGGGAGACGCTTCTTCAAGAATATCGCCGTGCGTCTCACTCTCCGATGAGGTCTGTGATGGATTGGTCGAAGGGGACTGGTTTTGCATTAGCTTTCCGCTCCATATGCTGAACGTATGCGTGAACGATCAATCTTATCGCTTTTGATCTTCCGACCGTGCGAAGCCCTGCTCTGCAGAAATACTGATCAATTTTTTCAAGGTCTTTTGAATAAAGGTGGAGATGCACCTTTGTCGTTTCGTCATCGAGGCGCGCGGCCATTCTAGTCGTCTCCTAATAAGTCGGCTAGGCTGTAAAGCGGGCCTTCGCCTCTTGGGTTTTCCTTCAAGGGTGCAGCCGTGCTGCTTGGTTGCGGAGAGGGTTTGTCGGTTTTCAATATCCAAATATGAGTCGGGGAGGTCGGGGATCGGGAGATTTGTAGAATATCAAGATCAGGGTCTTTTCTGCGCGCAGCGTAAAGGCGCTGCAAAGAAACTTGGTAATTGCCAAGCAGCTCAACCTCGATGCCAAACTCCGAATGGTAGGCTTCATAGAGGATTTCTGCTTCTTTACTCATCGCGGCGACAGCCTTTGCAAAAAGAAAGCGGGGGCAGACCCCCCGCTCGCCAGAAGTTTCAGAGGTCCATCGTCTGGCTGACGGACAGCGGGGAAGGGAGGAAACGAAAACCCCGCTTTCCTGACAGGCATCCCAGAGTTTGTATCATCTGGGATGCCCGAATGGCATTAGGCAGCCTCGTCGAAAAGATCGGACAGCAAATCGCCAGCCATCTTACGGGACGAGTCGATGCGGCGAGCAGCTTCCTCACGGATTTCCGGCTTATGCTGCAGCACCTTGCCGACATACTCCGCGATCTGCTCTGCGGAATAGTCCGAGGGATTTCCGCCCTTGCGGCGGATAGCAGCGAAAACCTGCTCCTTGGCAATCTTCGTCGCCTCTTTCGCAATCGGATCGGCAGACGCTTTCGGAGTGCGCGAAGAAAATTCGTAAGCATCCGCAAAAGCCTGGAACTCAGCCGACGCAGCCTCAGAGTCGATGGTGCCTTCGTCCGCGAGACGCTTCAGCTTGGCAATGATCGAAGTGCGAATATTGTCCGCAAGAACGTGGTTCAGCTTTTCGGCCTCAAGGGCGGTCAGCTTATGACCTTCAGCATAGGGCTGATCGACGTGGACTGTGACGTTGTGCGGCAGCTTCAAAGCTCGTTTTGACATGATCGGTTCCTTAGAGGGCGCGTTGCGCCAATTAAAGGGCATTCGCCCCCTTGCCTAAAAACAATGCCATCACCTTTGACCCATTGCAACGAAAAAGTCGCTCGCTGGGCGAAAAAGTTAGGGCCACACGATACGCAATAGCCGAGGGTCCTAACCTTATGGTTGTGCCGCGCTACCATCCATTCCAGCCGCAAAGCGCGATCAGCCTTCCGGGCTTTTTGAGTTTCCACTTCGGCGCTGCCTTTTGGGCGTCCGTTAAAACATTGGGCTTGGGTGCAGGACGCTTCGCGTCTGGGGGTGGCCCCATTTCCGCACGACGCTGTGCGGCCTTTGCAGCTGACGCTCGAGTTGCTTTGACTTGTGCTTCGCGTTTTTGCTGAAGTCGCTTTGCTTTTTGTTCTTCAGTAAGAACGACTCTGTGTTTGTCACGATTAGCTTTCGCAATCGCAAGTTTATGTGCGCGCCATTCTGGATCACTGTTGTATTTCTCCCTACGACGGGCGGCTCGCTCTTCTTTATGTTCACGGTTCCAGCGGCGCTTTGCTTCACGCAGACGCTCCAAACTCTCAGCCTTCTTTTTTGCCTTAAGTTCCTCAAGTTCTGCTTGAATTTCCGGCGGAAGATCGCACCCCTTTTTGCGGAGACGATACCGCGCGGAATACAGTCTTTGCTTTTCTCGATTAGCTTCTCGCCATTCTTTAGGGTCGAAGGCCATGGAACAACTCCTTTGGAACACAGGCGTAGTCGATCTTATATCCTAGACCCGCTTTTGCGCTCACAGTTTTTCCCGCATTTTCGCAGGCTTCTTGAGAAAGAAACTCGTGCGTTGTGACGGCGCTGCTTGCACCGGCGAACCAGATGATTAGAACCCATGACATTTCACTCTCCTTTTTGCAAAGCGGCGCGGAGGTCGTGGCCCGCAAGGGTCGAGTTACGATGTGCAGTAGGTCAATTCATTGAACAATCTCTCGTGCAACGAGATTGCTTAATGGCCGTTAGCCCCCAACGGCACCACACATGCGCCACGATAATCATTCCTTCTCCAAAGCGGAGCGGGCGGCGCGGGAACCGTCAAGTAATCTTTGACAGTTGCGTAAGTCGTTATCTTCCCGCGCTCTGCTACCGAACAAGACCAGAGACGAGATCGTCATGGCTGGCTGTTCGAGCGTTGCGCGCGCGCAAGGGCCTGTCGCGCCATCTCTCTCGTAGTATCTTTGGCTTGTTTGACCTGCTCCTTGTTCGTCAGAACAATTTGCTGCTTCTCCGGTTCAAGTTTGCCCGGTTCCACGTCCAGATTGTGCTCGTTGATAAGATAAAATGCTAAGCTTAGCCGAATTGGCATGATTAGTTCGTTGTCTATCATGTTATATTCGGCTGCAACGGCTTCCTGCTTTGCGGGACTTAGTGCAGGATTTGGCGCTATGACAAGATCTATCAAGTGATTCCACTCGTAGTCCAACGACAGGTCGATATTAACCTCGTTTGAACTCAGAATTCTTTTGATGCGGCTTAGCTGATAGTCGCGGAAGTCGTTGTGGTCGCGAGACCATGCTCGGATGTACCAGCGGCCTGCACTGTGTGAGAGGGCGTGTGGAGCGATCTTTCTTACGCCATGCGGCGTCCCGGTCATCGACTGATACTCGACCTCGATCTCCTGTTTGAGGCGGATCGCGTCCAGCACGGCGAGCAAAATCAACGGATCGGTCGTGCGTCTCGGCAGCGACACGACCTCGTACGGCGGCAGGCCGTCGAACCACGTCTCATCCTTGCTCATCCAACCATTCTTGAGCGCGACCATTCTGAGCAGTTGCCGATCGGCGCTGTTGATTATGAAGACCGGTTCGAACGACGGAAGCCGTATGTAGCGTTTCAGCGCGACGTCATAATCCATGTTGCCCGGGGCAAGCTGCTGATAGAGCTGCACGTCGCCCGACGCCTGCTGGACCGAAATCCCGAAGACCTTCGCGATGTCCGGGCGGCTCACTCGGCCCTCCCAAAACAGTCGAAAGTCAATGAACTCAAGGCGTTGCCTAACGCTCCACTTGAGTGATTCTACTGTCTCGTCGGCCATGTCTCTATCCTACTTTTTTATGTGTTTTGCGGCAACCAATCAAAAAAGTTGATTGGTTTTTCCAGTTAGGGTAAAGAAAGGCTCAATGACGGCTGTCGCCATTCGGGTGACGGCGTCTGCGCAATGCGGCGCGTAAATTCTCATTTTCTTTTGCAATCTTTACGCTTTGCAGGCTTGTCTCTTTTAGGGTGGCAAACATTGGTGAGACATATTCAGGAAATAGCGACATTTTTACCTCCCTTAGCCAAGGCATTTTCCTTGCGGATAATTCCTAATATCTCTGATGCCTCTGACGCCCGAACACGCTGTTTCTTTCCTGATGCGCTTGTTCCAGCTTCATCTGCGATGGCGATATGTCCGCGTATGCGTCCTTCAATATAGTTTTCAATGTAATTGAGACGCGCTTCTAACTCCGCAATCCGTCGCGCCTGCGCCTTTAATGCGTCGGCGGCTTCATGTGTGCATGGCAACAGTCTTTTGCTGTATTTGCGCAGCCGTGCGATTAAATCGTCATTCATTCCTTCTCTCCTAAAACGGCGCGGGCGGCGCGGAGGTCGCGAACGCGGACTTTTAACTCCCAAGCCTCATCATCATTTCTATGATCCGCTACCCATACCGCGTGTTTAGCAAACGGTTTCAGCACCGCTTCAAGTTCAGCGATTTGGGCTTCTTTGTCGATTAGCCGACTTTCCAGTTCGTCAATCCGTTTTCCTCTCGCTTCTAATGCGTCGGCGGCTTCTTCTAGGCGTAAGCCCGCAACATAGTCGCCAGTATAGTCGCCAGTGTAGTTGCGCAGCCGTGCGATTAGGTCGTCAGTCATTTCTCTAATTCCTCCACGATGCAAGCAGTTGAATAGAAAATAGCGCCAATGATGAAGTCGGCGTTAGTTGAAATCGCATCAACTCCTCTATAATGACCATCTATGGCACCAGCTACGGCAAACAAAAACGACATTATGTAGAGCATTATTTCTTCTCCAAAGCGGCACGGCGTTTCTCGCGTTCTTCCCACATTTTGTCAGCCATATAGTAAGCGCACTCGGCAATATTATCCCAACCAAGACCGGACGTTTCAGGGCCAGCTAAAAGACCTTGTAAGGCTACAGACGCCATCAAGTCTAAATATTGCTCGTTATCCATTTTCCTCCCCCTTATTCCACGGCGCATATACCCATTTATCGCCATCCCAAACGTAGTCAGCTTCTTTATTTTGCAGGGCGGCGCGGGCAGCGCGAAGGTCGGCAAGACGCACAGCAACCCGCGTGTTGTCGTTGTATTGTTCCCATTCTGCTTCAGCAATGTGTTCTGCGAACGGACGAAGCGCTGCTTTTAACTCTTTGAAGCGGGCGTCTACATGCGCCACAATTTGTGTCGCCATGCTAACTGGGTTATTAGCGTCAATTTCCATGTCAGGTTTCAGCGTTGTCAAAAGGCCGATTGCTTCGGACAACTCCGCAATACGGGCGGCTTGGTAGTTCACCGTCCACTTCAACTCGTCTTTAGATACTATCATTCTTATCTCCCAGATAAGCGGCGCGGGCGGCGAGAACTGGCCCTGCATTCATCATCGTGCGCCAGCAGCACCAAATTTCGTATTGGTCGCCAGCGCCATAATGAGCCATCGCTTCTTCATGCGAAGCCGTATGCAACGGGTGGTCAGAACCTATAAGTAACGCAAGGTGGTTTCCGCCGGTAAGAACATTGTCCAGCGCTGCTTCCAACTCCGCGATGCGCTTCTCCTGCTTGCGAATTAAACTCATCGCCTGATGACACGCTCCAGCTTCGCCAGTATAACCGGAAGCATTGAGCCAGTCCTCGACATTCACGAGGTCGGGATAGGTGTTGGTGTGATCCATGAGGCACCTGTTATTTTTTGAGAGACTGGTAAGCGCGTTTTACGCGAACGCGGTTAATTAAGTTTGCCACAGACCCGCGCAGAATACCAAGATGATCTGCGACCTGTTGTTGCGTCGATCCGTCGTTAATCATGCGCTCCACGATAAGTTCCCGGTCGGTGATAGGCAGCGTTTTGACCGCGTTGCACCATGCCGTCGTGTAGGACGGGCTCTCGATTGCAGGGTCCTCGTCGGGTGATTTGAATTTGTCGTAAAAGTCATTGTCGCCTCCTTCAAGAAAGCGCACTCGCGGGATGGAAAGAAGCATTTGCCGCATCGTGCTGCCCGCTTGCGCGCCGTTGCTTTTGACTCCTTGCACAATCGGCACGTATCGGCAGACCTTTTCAATCTTCATGTTTTTGCTCCGAAAAGTATTTTGAAGCGTAGAGGACCGGCAGAGGTTCGAACAGGATTTGCTTGGGTTGGAGTGGCATTTTATCGCCAAACCAATTTGCGTTTAAGCGAGCAAAAGGTTTGAGGAGATTTTCAAGTTCAGCGATGCGGGCGTCTGCTTCGCGTAATTCTTTTTGCAGAGCTTTGATAAGGTCGTCAGTCATTCGTCTCCTCCGATGCCGTTTGAGGAACCTGCCAAACCGCCTTCGGAATTATAATAGGTGGTGTAATTCCCGATGCTGTTTGACGATCCGACGAGTTGGCCTTGGGGGCCGTAGTATTGCGTATAGCCTGCGATGGAATTTGCCGATCCAGCCAGTTGCCCTTGCGGTCCATAAAACGTGGTGTAGCCATCGCACAGGCCGACGCAGAAGCAAAGGGCGATAGGTGCAAATCGAGTCATGTCAAAAGTCTCCGAGAAGTTCGTCAAGGTCAAGCGTGGTGGCGACGGGTGATTTTGTGGGAGTGGCCGCAAGCGGCACCCAGCCAAATTCCTTTTCGGCCACGCCTTCCGGGTCAGCCAACCAGCGCGTCCAAAAGGCTGCGAAGTCAGAGGCGTGGATGGTGATGACCTTTCGGGTCGATCGGTTGGGGCCGGACGAAAAAAACCCGGAGACCTCAATCGTGGTATCGCTCGAAGGGCTGCAGTAAAGCCCCGGAATGATCGACAAGCCTCCGGGGTTGCTTTCCGGCGCGAACGCCGGAAGTCCTGATATGCGAGGACGTTCGGGAGCAAGGAAGTGTTTTGCCATCACGAAAAATCCTTTAGGTTTGCGAGGATGAGTGTGTGCTTTGTTCGCGTTTCGAGCACGTATTTTAGGTTGTTCTCCTGCCTGATCTCGTCATCCTTTTTCGCCCATTTGGACGGGATGCGCCACGGATCGAGATGCAGCACGGTGTCCCATTCGAGCCCCTTCGCTTTATGGCCGGTTGCAAGGGTTACGATGCCGGAGTCCTTGGCGAAAAGGTTTTCGAGTTCATTCATCAGCACCCTAACCGTTTTTGGTTCACGATGCGTGATGACTGCCATGATGCACTCAAACTTGTCCGTCACTGAGTCGATCTTGCTTGCGTCCTCATTCACCTCCGCTTTCGTCCGTTCCGTCTCAAACCATTCCGCGAGTTTATGCGAGAACGGTTCGATGGCGAGTTTGTCGTCTGGAGACAATTTGCGGCAAAGCGACGAAAGCCCCCGTCCAATGTCTCTCCCCATCATGTTGACGCCGACTCCTTGACGCAGCAATTTGAACGCCATGCTTAAAAGCGGCGCGTTGTTGCGGCAGAGAATGGCGATCTCGCCTGTCGAAAGTGCTTCGACTTTCTGCCATGTCCACTCTTCGCCTGCCGGGAAGATGTTGATTGATCCTTCTGGGTTGCTTTCGGCTGCGCGGTATTGCGGGGCATGAGCGTGCTGCCGTTCGACAATAGCCTGCGGGCAGCGGAAGGTCGTGTTAAGCGGAAGTTCGATCCATTCTTTTTTGAGGGCTTTGAGGTTGGTCATGCTGTTATGATCTGCCCCGCGAAAAGCGTAGATAGCTTGGCGCGGATCGCCCACGACGATAAGTTTGCCTGCCGCGCATTTGCGAAGCATCTCATGGTTAAGCGGCGAAAGGTCTTGCGCTTCGTCCACAAGCACGAGCGGGAAACGCGGGAACGCCCCCGAAAACACGATCGGCAGATAAATCTGGTCGTCAAACGAGATGCACCCCTTGAGCCCTTCCTCAATCGACTCGATCAAGATGTGCCGCGCAAGTTTGCGTTCGTTCGCGGAAAGCTGGCTGTCGAGTTCATAGTCGATTTGCTCCCACGTCGCCGGGGCGTCAGGCAAAAGTGACTTCGCGTGCTGGAAATGCGACGGCACAAGTCCGCGCTGCATCGCCATGGCGACCATCGTTTTGATCGAGCCCCATTGCGGGCGGGAGTCGGGGAACGCCTGTAACGCCGCGCTCGTCAATCTCCCGATTTTGTTTGTGTCGATCAGCATTTTCTTCTTGTTAATCGTGAACGACCAAGCGCGATGGCCGAGACCGTTCATGGTCATCACTGTGAAGTTTTTGGGAAAACGCTTCTCGAGTTCCTCTTTGATCTTTTTGTTGAACGCGAGAGCGAGCGCCGGTTCAGGCGGAAGGGCCTTGGCCAGCATGGTGAGGGTTGTGGTCTTGCCGGTGCCTGCGAGGGCGTTGACCATGAGGCTTTGGGGCTGCGTTGCGGCTGCGATGATGGCGGCCTGTTCTGGGGTTGGTTTCACGCCACAAACCTTTCTGCTGTTAGGGAGGGGGGCATTAGCCCTTGCGAAAAACTGCGATGGCGAAAGCGCCTTTATACATTACGGATTGGATTGAGATTTTGAAACCTGCCTTATGCTTTTCACGAAAGCGTCGAGCAGCGTTATGGATTTGCGTAGAAACATTTCCGCGAAGATCATAGGCGCAGGGAACATAAAAAGCGTCTCCGAGTTGCATGGATTGAAACGGGTATTTGCATTTAACAGGCGGCTTCGCGCCTCGCACGATCTTAAATGTTAAAGGCGACGAGGGGCTTCCCGGCACCGTCAAACCCGAGCGTGGCGGGATAACCGAGCCAAATGAAACCTTCCCCGGAGACTGTGGCATCTTCGTTATGTCCTTCTATGATGTTGGCGATTGCGTGCTGGTGCTTCGCCGCTTCGTCGCGAGCCATGTAGCCGATGTGCCAGTATCGTGTGATGCAAAGGTCGTCGATGTCGGAGCCCATGCCCGGAAGGGTGTGGCGGAGTTCCTCCATCGAGTCGTCCGAAAGGTGCTTCGCATCGAACCAGACCGCAATCGCGTTCGCGTCGTAAGGATTTGTCGGTTCGGGCCGGAGTTCCAGCGGGTAGGCGGACGGAAGCGATTGCAGTATCGCCTTGGCCGGTGGGCGGAAGTGCATTCCAACGAGGGGGGCGGAATGTGACGGCATGATTTTGCTCCTAGTTAAGTGTCGGGCTGGTAATGATTGATGTTTTCGAGTTGACCAGTTCGCACAAAAATCTTTTTTGCTGCTCAAGCTCCATATTTCCACCTGAACAAACTTCATACCCATCGTCTGCCTCGAACACGACGATCACCATGACTGGTTGGTCTGGGAATAGATCGCGCAGCATATTAAGCGCGAGGGTTAATTGCATCGCCCTTGGTGTTTCAGTGTCCATTCTTTTTCCTTTCAAGATCGTCTGTGGAAACGTCCTGCGCTAAATCAAAGCCTCGTTTCATGTGGAGAAATTCCGTCTGCATTGCTTCTTGCCAGATGCGAAGCAGGTCGTTCGGTTCAAAAGTGTCTCCGTGTTTGATGCGGGTCGCGCAGTAAAGCATAAGAAAAGATGCGTTCATGGCCGCAGCGGATGAAAGCGCGAGGATGTCCGTGTCGCGCCCAAACACGTCTCCGATGTTATTGATAACGTCGTGAGTTCTGTCGTAGGCGAGTTTTTGCACGTCACGCTTGATATGCGGAGGGACGTTACTCTGATCTGTTGCCATCGCGGAGTTTCCTGATTTCGTGTTCAAGTTCGTCAAGTATTTCGTCCACTTCGAGCGGGGTGAAGGCGATCGACTTGCCGCGAGTGTGAAGGTTGAGTTGGCGAGTCCAATAAGCCACAAGGCGGCGAAGAAAAGCCTCGCGGTCTTGCGGGTCTGAAAGTGCTGGGCGAGCGCACATGGCGCTCACCTTTTGCATGTAGGATTGGGTGTTAAGATGCACTGAACGGCACCGTCGATTCGTCCACAACGGGAGAGGAAAGAAGAGGAAGGTTAAGGGCGCGCACGACTTGGCCAGCGGAGAGAAGGTCGTCAAGTTTGCGGAAGGCGTTGATGAGCGCCTCGTCTCCGTCCGCCGCATTGGCGCGGACTTTGATCTCCGTGCCTTCGTGGTCAAGCGTGATCGAGCAGCCCCACCGCTCCGAGTCGTCGGAGAATCGGTAGTTGTTACGGCAAAGCGCGACTTCAGCGTTGAGGACGTTGAGCTTTGAGAAGATTTGGGAAAGGGTCATGCTAGGCTCCTTGCGCCTACGGCGCGTTTAGCAGTTTAAGGGTTAAGGCCATACTGTAGTGAGTATCAGGTGGGTTTAACGCAAAGCGTCAAAAGTCAAAGTCCGGGTTGTCGAAGAGTGCAGATAGATCGGCGATTTTCTCCTTCGTAGATTTTGCGGCGAAGCGTTCCTTGTCGGCGCGCTCCTTTGCGCGGGACAATTTGTCTGCGGCGTTTGGCGCAGATTTATTCCAAGAGTCCACGACATACTGGATCGGCATGGTCGGGCCTGCGATGCGGTGGGGGGTGAGCGCGCCAGCCATCTCACGTTCACGCAGGACTCGCATAAGCGCTGCCATTCCGCCGGGTGTTGCGGGGAATGACAGCTCTTGCGTGTAGCCTTTTGTGGCGCGGAGCTGGAGATAGATGAAGTCGCCTTCTGAATAGATGGCGGCGGCAGCATGGAACGGGGCGGTTCTTGACATGGTAGGCTCCGAGGTAGGAAGGAAACAAAAGGACAAAAACGCGGGAAGTCACGGATTATAGTGACACAAAAACGCGACAAATACAAGGGGTTTAACGCGCGTCTGGGGATTATTCGTCGTAGAGGATTGCACGAAGGAGACCTTTCGGGCAGATCGACTTTCGGGTTTCATCGTCCCAGATGAAAACATACGCTGCGATGAGCGAGCCGTAGATGAAGGAATACGCGACGAGTGTGAAGATCAGCCAGACGAAGGCGAAGATCAACATAGAGACCACGGCTGCAGCGAGCATTTAATAATCCTTTTCTTCGAGAGGGCGGAGGTGAAGTTCCACGCAGCCGTCGGATAGGCAGATGATCTGCGCCCAAAAGTTTGCAGGTTTATGGGCGCGGATCAGGGCGAAAGCCTCGTCGCAGGTTTTGCATTTGAAGATTAGGGTTTGGCGCAGAGGAGGGTTGTCAGCGTTCACGGTAGTAATCCTCGTCTGGATAGATGTCCTCATCTTCGCCCCACTCCCCGATGTAATCAAGGATCGCGTCGTCAACGGCGCGGGAGGATGCGAGAAGTTCGAGCAGTGCGCCAGTCGCCTCAAAAAACGGGGCGTCCGGTTTGTCCGGGTCGTCGAGTTTGAGGTAGATCGAGTTGACTTCCCATTCCGGGTCGTCTCCGGGGTAACAATTCTCCGGCGGGCCGTAGAGTTGTGGCTTAGTGCCCGGATGGGTGAGCGTCCAGTCGATGTCGAGGATGAAGTCGTGGCCCATGAAATAGATGCCGGTCTGCATGGCCTTCGGCCCTTTCAGTGTTTGTCAATGTTTGTCAGTGTTTGTCAGTAATTCTAAGCTGTTGTTTTGGAAGGGTTCGCCCGTTAGGGCGAGGGCCAGACGTAGGGAAGGTCGGGGCCTTCGACCCAGTGGAATTGCCGATAGTGGTCGGGCTCCTTGCGGAGAAGGTTCGAACGATGCGACGCGTGGAAAGCGTCGTCGCCAAGCCAGCGGGGCTTTTCAAAGTGCGCCCCGTCCGGCATGAAATCCGCGATTTTGGCTCCCGTCGTGTCGTTGAAGGATCGGCTTTTCCATTCCCCGCAGATGGCGAGGCCGTAGATGACGAGATACGGCACATGGCCGCGCCACATTTTGACAGCGGGGTGATGTTGCCAGCCGTAGTTCGGGTTGGTCAGTGCGTTGAGGATTTGCAGCGTTTCGACGCGCTGTTTGCCGAGCCTGCGGTTGTCGAGGACACGGGCAGATGCGGCGAAGTCGGAGTATGGAAGAAAAGTTTGCATGGCCAGGGGTCTCCTGTCAGTTGTTGTCGTAAGAGTTGCGGCGTAGCCAGTCGGCTTCAGCCTCGTTGTCGAGAGCGTCTTGAAGATCGGAGATGAATTGCTCAAGGTCGATCCGCTCGTCTTTTGTCAGCCGGAAGTTGGGGTTCTGGAGGTTCGCGACGAGGATGCGGATGGCTGTTTGCGCGCCGTCGGTGTAAAGTTCAGCGATCATTCTTCATCTCCGTCAGGTATGGGGAAAGTGGAGTCAGTCAAAAGGTGTGTGGCGATTTCGCGCCAGTTTACGTCGGAGATGAAGGCGAGGGCATAGCTGGTGGCGAGGTCATTCCCGTCGCCTATCAGTTCTTCGACATATTCCCTGCACCAAGTGGCTGCGTCAGCAAGGTCAGGCTTGGAGTCAAAAAACTCTGCAAGGTCGAGGTCGCCAAGGATTTCCAGGTTGATCCGCCATGTGGCGTAGTTCGTCCAGCCGTTGTAGGTGTTAGAGGACATAGTTTGCTCCTTTCAGGATTTCGCGAAGTTCAGATTTGATGCGGCGAGCCTCTGGCCCTCGCCAGGTTTGTGCGTTTGCGAGGAAATACGCCACGCACGAAACGCCAGAGTCCAGGCCGTAAGGCTCCGAGATCTGGTTGAGATGGCGGAGCGCGAAGATGTAGGGGATGGCTCCGAAATAGGGTTTGGGCCAGTTGGCGCGGATTTCAGCGGCGATTAGCCAGAGGGGGCGATGATATGTGATCTCCGCCCCGCCTTCGGCGGGAGATGTCTGGGTCATGTTACTCATCCGAGGTTATGGGAAGGGCCGACTGCATGGTGGCGATCCAGATTGTGAGGTCGTCGATTGCCATTGCAGCCTGGGTGCGTTTGTATTTGGTTTGTGTGATTTCGCCCGCAGCGCGCAGCATGTTGGTGATGCCCATGCCGCGAGTTGGAATGATCTGGCCGCCAGATTTGACATAAAGCTGGATCGCGGATCGCAGGGAGCGGGCGCGTAAGTATGCAACAGCGTCGGGGCCGGAATAGCTGACGCCATGGGCGTGAATGTGAATTGATGAGTCTTGCATGGAAGGGCTCCTGTTAGAGGGCAGAGATGAAGATGCAGATATGCTGATTGCGGAGGTCAATGCGGAGCATGTCGCCGTGATCATAGCTGACGCGATGGGGCGTGGAGATGCCCAGCGCTTTTTTGGCTCTACGAATAAGCAGCTTGCTGCTGGCGTCGCAGGGCGCGTCGATTAGGGCGCGATGCACCCAGCAGTAGTTGGCTTCGCCTCCGAAAGTATCGGTCATTTCAACTGAATAGCGGCACATGGTAGGGCTCCTGATAGGTGAAGGGTTAGTAGGCAGACTGGATCGGGGTGTTGGAGATGCAGCAGGTAAGGTCGTGATCTTCCCAGTTTACGTCGTAACCGGCGACGATCCACTCGCGATCGTAGGAGGTTTGTGCGATATGTGCGCGGCAGATACGTTTCCATTCAGCGCGAATGCCAGCGAATGAGGCGGGCTCGCCGTCTGCCATTATGAAATAGAGAGGGTATCCGCCGGGCCAGGAATATTGCCCGGAGCGGAGGATTTTCTTGAGATTGGAGAGGGAAACTGGGTGAAACATGGGATGGCTCCTGTTAGGTTGTGGTGAAAAGGGAATGGGCTGGAAGCCCGTTAGAAGTTGGCAAGGAGGTCGTCGGCGTCAGCGAGTTCGACGATTTTGTTTCGGCGAGTGGAGACGCGGCGCGAGGCGTCGATGACGGCAGGATGATCCGCGCCCCAGATGTTTTTGAGGTTGGCGAGGTATCGCTTGTGGGCTTCTGGGAAGCCGTTGAAATGGTCGCTGTAGGAAGCTGGCCAGAGGTTTTCGGGGAAGTCTTGGAATAGTTTGCGAGTGGCCGCTGGCTGCGCGTCGTAGTAGGCGAAGAGCTGGGACTTGCTCTTGCGGATTGATTGCTGGTAGCGGTTGCGGGAGTTGTTTGTGGAAGTCATCTGCAAGTGTCCTGGCCTTGGAGGCTGCCGCATTAGCGGCTCGGGGTTGCTAACTGGTCGGGCGCGTTGTGGTTTGCCCGACATGCTTTTATTGCATATAATGGGCCTAAGGTCAAGACGAAAAATGGGGGGCTGGGATTGCGAGCGCCCAGCCCCGGAAGTGATTAGAAAAGGCTGCTGCTGGGAGGTGTGGGAATGCCCAGATGGCGTTTGTGGTCGTCGGAAAGTGGAATGCTGTCGTCGTAAACGTCTGGATAAGGTTCGGGCATGTTCATGTCAGTGTGGAATTTGTTAATCTCGATCTTTTGTTCTGCGAGTTCGATGTTGGTGTGTTTGGCGAGTTCTTCGTCGGAGAGCAGCCTTGTGGTGTTGTAAGCTGCCGCTGCGCCAGTGAAGGGCGGTTTTGAGATTTCAGTCTTTGGGATCGCCCCTGCCGTCGATTTTTGGAAAAACTCGTCATAGCCTGCGGTTACATGGCGCTGGATCGAGGCGGGCGCGGTTCGTCCGAGTTGATCCGCGTCTTGACCCCGTCTAATCCTCGCCTTCGCCGCGAGCCGATTGTTTCGCGTCGCGTTGAGCTTAAAATGCGCCTTTTCAGTCGCGAGAAGTTCCAGCGCGTTCGGATCGAGCGTTGTGGCGTTCGCGAGGTGTTGGAGCGTCTGGATCGCCGCGAGGAGATCGGCGGGCGCTGGGTTTGGCGGCAGATCGCGGATTGTGGATGAGATTAATCGGGTTTGGAAAAGAAGCTGGTCTTTGAATGCATCAGCGATTTTGATGAGCGCGAGCATTCGGTTTTGGGTTATCGCCATGCTGTTGGCTCCTTTTGGGTTTGGTTTGGGTTTGGTTTGGGTTGGTGATATTGACGGGTTAAGTATAGGATGGATTATTGCGGGTTACAATTACCGCAAACATTTATTTTGGCCTATTGGGAGTGAATAGGTGGGGAAAGTGGGTTTAAGGTGGAAGGGTTGGAGCAGGGGAGGGAGGGAGAGAGTAGGTATATATAATATATAAAAATACTAGACTAAACGTGTCACCCCCAGAAAGGGGGAAAAGTGGATTTGAGGTTAAGCACATTAGAGAGTCAGTATCTGGGGGGCCTAAGGTTAGAACCATTTAAGGACCATTTGACAAGGTAATAGGCCAAAATAAATGTTTGCGATAAACATTACACTATTTAATTAACCCCAGCCATTTGCCACCATTTACTGCCGCCATTTACCATTTGCCGCCAATGCGCCTCGCGGCGCAAGCCAGTTGGTTCAATCGGGATCGCCCGGAGCAATAAAAAAGCCCCGGCAGTTTGACCCGCCGGGGCGTTGCGCTTGCGCGCGATTAGAAGATATCGTCGAGACCGTCGATTGCTTGCGCGGCCTTTTTCTTGCGCGCCAAAAATTCCTTTTCGACGGCAGCGGCAAACTTGTCGTTCGAGAGTGCTTTGGAAAGCATTTCGTCGAAAGCAGCCTTTTCGTCGGGCTTGCTGCGCTTTGGCAATGCCTTGCCCTTGGCCTTGGCGATATTGGAAAGCATTTCAATCGCCACGGCCTGACGCAGTTTGTCGTCGTCGGACAGTCTGGGGGATGAGGCGCGACCCTTTCGCGCAACGCCAGAAACAATGCTGTCGAACATTTCCTTCTGGATTGCCGCGCAAATGGCAGCGGCTGTTTCCTCATCTCGCCCCGTTTCAGATTTGTGTGAAATGCCGAAACGATTGCACTCGTTCGCTATGTCGTCGTCGCTCCACGGATTCGCGCCATTGCCCATGATACCGGCCTTCACGCCTGCAATGCTATTTTTGATAGCAGTTGAAAAGCCAAGCTGGAGCAGATGCTCTAGGCTGTTGGAAGGCAGCGCGCTGGAGTCGATTGAATGACCTGCGAACGAAAGATTGATAGAAACCATAACTAGCTCCTGCTGGTTAAGGCCCTATCGGGTTCACGATTTCAAACAGC